AGGTTGGTGATAAATAATACGTCCACATAATTTTGAATAACGCACTTGGTTTAGAATCTTTACAATAATTTTCTAAGTACCACCAAGCATTATCAATAAGTTTGTATGCTTGTAATGGAGTAATATCAACAAAGAATGTTTTCTTAATATACAATCGTTCTTTAATATTATCAATGATTCTTTGAAAATGAACTGGTATAACAATTTGACTTTCGTTATTATTATTGAAAACATTTTGTATAATTTTATCCCTATTATCGAGCATATATTTAATAACTTGTTTAGTTTTATTTGCGAGTTCTGTTTTTTCACTAGCAATATCAGAACTGGCCTTTTTAGTAAAATTAATATTCGCCAAATTATCATGAGAAGGCATTTGGAAATGAGCGTAAATTTCTTCCATTTTCATATTTATTAGATTATAATGTTGTTTTTCACATTTAGTTGTTACAATAGAGTCATCGCCATATCTAAACTGTATAATCTTGTTTTTATTATTTCTAACGGTCATATCATAACTAACTTTCAGATCTTCCAAACCTTTAATAAGTCTTCTTTGGATATATCCTGTTTGACTGGTCTTTACAGCAGTATCAATCAAACCAGTTCTACCACCCATTGCATGGAAATATACCTCTTCGGGGGTTAAACCTTGAATAAATGAATTTTCAACAAATCCTCTAGCTTCGGGTGAATCATCAAACTTAGTGTAGTGGGGTAAAGTTCTATCATCAAAACCATAAGGAATTCTTTTACCATCTACTGTTTGCTGACCGACACAAGAAATCATTTGTGCTATATTAATATTACTACCTTTACTACCAGCATTAACCATAATAACAAATCTATTATCAGAGTCTAAATTAGACCTTCCAATCTTACGAGCACCTTCGTCTGCTTTGTTTAATATACCATTAACTTTAGTTTCAAACTCAATTTCATTAGATTTACCAGAAATATTTTCAAAAGCATCAATATGTAGCTGTTGGATTAATTCAGTAACTTCTTTTTTCTTTTTATTTAATTCTTGAGTAATTAAATTATTGGTTTGTTTATTAGAAATCAAATCACTAATACCAACGCTATAAGAACTTAATTTCATATATTCAGTGACAATTGCTTGTAAATCATCAATAAAATTTTCTGATTGTTTATAACCGAAATCATTGAAAATACTTTGTAAAAATCCTTTTGATGCAGCACCAAGTGTTCCCTTATCAATATGTCCTCTCTTATATATGCCATTTTTTATTTCAATTATATTATTGCTTTTCTTCTTGTTTTCATCTGCTTTAAATAAACCATTTGTAAATTTAACAGACATTGGAGGAAGAATTTGTGTAAGTAAATCAAAACTAGTTATATCTTTTCTTTTCTTAAACAATGATGTATCTACCTTATCATAATACATTAAAAGGTTCATAGCAGTTCTTGTGTCAAAATTAATATTATTTCTTGTAAAACGGTGTGCTCCCAATAAAGAATCTTGAAATATACCAACGATAGATTGATTACTAGCAGGACTGATAATTTGTCTTGGAACAGCCGCAAGCGTAAGAAGTTCAACTTGACTTTCTTCATCTTGAGGACCGTGCATGTTCATTTCATCACCATCGAAATCAGCGTTGTACGGCTTCGTATCAGCTACATTCATTCTAAAAGTTGCTCCTTTTTTCATAATTTGTGCTCTATGACACATCATAGACATTCTATGTAAAGAAGGTTGTCTGTTAAAAAGAACGGGATCGCCATCCAACATATGTCTATGAAGAATATCGCCCTCGTTAAGTTTTTGAGTTTCTCTCAATACATAACGCAATGAAATACTTTCACCGTTTTTCTTTTCTAGAATGTTGGCACCCGGATATTTGTCAGGTCCGTTTTCCATCAATTGTTGAAGAAATTTTTTATTTCTTTTATTAACTTTTTGAGGAAATGTAATGTTTTTTGCGATTTTAATTGGAACACCAAGCCTACCAATTTTTAATATCGGGTCTGGACCAATAACACTTCTAGCAGAATAATCTACTCTTTTACCCATTAGATTACCTCTTACTCTACCTTGTTTTCCAACCAATCTTTCTTTTATAGATTTTAAAGCTCTGCCTGAACGTTGTGCTACACTTGCTACACCTGGTATTTTATTATCTACCATAGTAGCAATATAATATTGTAAAACAGTAGTCCAGTCTTCAATTACTTTTTCTGCCGCATTTTTTGATATTTTATCGGATAAAGTAGAATTTGCTTTGATAATATTAACAATAATATGAGATATATCATCTTCACTTCTTTGTTGTGCGTCATGTTTTACAGAAGGTCTAACGGCTGGCGGAGGAACAGCTAATACTTGACATACGAACCATTCTGGTCTAGACCATAAAGAACTAAATCCCATGAAGTTTACATCTTCATCAGAAATTCTTTTAAATAGTTTTAATACTGCTTCAGGTGTCAATTTAACCGTAGGCTTTTTATTATTTTCACCATTTTCGTCAATAATACCTTCATTGTTTTCCCATTCAGCATAAATACTCGCTAAATCTTGTTTATATATCTTTTTTGGTTGTTTACACCCACAACCGAATTCGTGGTCTTGTCCGCATCTTTTAATTTTTTGAGCTAATTTAAATACATAATCCCACCTTTTTTGCGAAGACATATTTAAAACAAATTTATATTTCTCTTTATTAATTTTTAATTTACTACATTTAATACAAATACATCTAAGTATTTTCTTAATCGTTTCTATAAATTGTATATAAAATACAGGTCTAGCCAAATTAATATGGCCGAAATAACCCGGAGTTTTCATATAATTTAAACCATCTGTAGGACAAATTAATCCAGGTTCTAGAACACCCATCCTAGGATCAAACAAGCCACCAATTACAGGTTTATTGTTAATATAAGTATCTCTACTTGTAATTTCAGCAACAGACGCATTTCTTATTTCTTCTGGAGATAAAACACTGAATTGTAATCCTATAATTCTGGATGAATTCAAAATATTCTTTTTATCAGAACCTATGATCGACATTAATATATATATTATTATTGTTTTTAAATTTTTAAATCAATTAATATATTTTTTCTCGGAAATTGATTTAAAAAAATAAAATATAATTTATTTAATATAATGCCAAAAGACAAGAAGTCCGATTCTCCTAAAAAATCCAGACATTCTAAGATGAAGAAAAATAATAATAGCAGCGACGATGACACTGATGAAGAAGTCGTTTTCATGGATTATTACGAAAGCGATGAAGAAGAACTTCCTAAATCAGGAACTGCTGATTTTGCCAAAATGTTTCAACAGTTAGGTAGAAAATACAAAGCTAAAAAAGATGAAGATGATGATAAAAAGAAAAAGAAGCCAAAAAATCTATCTAAAAATAAAAAAAATAAGAAACCAATAGGAAAAGAAAAACGTAAGAAAAAAGTAAGTAGGAAAAAGAAAAATAAAAAAATCAAGAAAATTATTAGTAGGGAAGAGGAAGACGAAGACGAAGACGAAGACGATGAAGATTATGTTCTCGGAGAAGAATTGGAAGATGTAGAAGAAGAAGACGAAGAACTTGATGAAGAAATGATGAACTATTTAGAACAATTAGAAGAAGAATCCGAAGATGAAAAAAATATGCAAGAACAAGCAGAAGATATACTTAAGAATCAATTCAATATAATTTTTACAGTAGGTGGTCGTGGAGGTGAAGGAATGCTTGATGATGAATATGAATATGACGAAGAAGAAGAAGAAGAAGAAGAAGAAGAAGTCATTATCAGTTCCGATGACGAAGAAGATAAAAATAAGGTAGAAAGCAAAAAACAGAAAAAGTCTAAGGAAAAATCCACTGATTTTAGTGTTAAAGATAGAGTAAAAGTAGAATTGAAAGATTGGGATAAACCTTATTTTGGAAAAATTTTAAAAATAAAACAGAAAAAAGACAAAAAGTATTATGATATTCAATTAGACGAAGATGAGGAGGATGAATATGAACCTATCAAAAATGTTCCTGAAAAAAGAATTTCATCTATCGTATCTGAAAACGAAAGTAATGATTTACTGAATGAATTAGAAACGTTAATTAAAGCAAAAAACAAAGGAGGGAAGAAAGCCGTTTTAAATAAATTCTATGAAATGGTTGAAAAGAAAGAAAAACTAGATAAAGCGAAAAAAGAAAAAGAAGATGAGAAGAAAAAATCTAGTAATTTGAAAAAGTTTAAAAAATTATTGAGAGGCAATACTGCTTTAAATGAATATAAATATTTCAAAAAACTAGATACTGGAATTCAAAAAAAAATAATGAAAAAATTAAAAGAAGTAAATGATTATACAAAGGTAGAAGTTCCTCATAAATTATCATTAATTGAAGCAGATATACCCGTTAGATATAAATCAACCGCGATGAAAAAATTAGAAACCTTGCAATGGATGGACCCCGGTTCAGGCGAATACTATAAAATAAAACAATGGGTTGATACATTTATGAAAATACCTTTCAATAAATATACAAATTTGCCAGTATCATTGGAATCGGGCGAAGATAAATATAATGAATTTATGGAATACGCGAAAACAACATTGGATGATGCGGTATATGGAATGGACGATGCTAAAATGCAGATAATGCAATTGGTAGGACAATGGATAAGCAATCCAAAATCAATTGGGACAGCAATCGCAATTGGAGGACCTCCCGGAACTGGTAAAACTACATTGTTAAAAGAAGGAGTGAGTAAGATTTTAGGTAGACCATTCGCATTCTTAGCATTGGGTGGTGCCACTGATAGTAGTTTTCTAGAAGGTCATTCATATACCTATGAAGGAAGTGTATGGGGAAGAATTGTTGATATTATCATAAATAGTAAATGTATGAATCCTGTTATTTATTTTGATGAACTTGATAAAATAAGCAACACGCCAAAAGGCGAAGAAATAGTTGGAATTTTAACGCATTTAACTGATACAACTCAAAATGACAAATTTCATGACAAATACTTTTCAGGGATTGACTTTGATTTGAGTAAAGCATTGTTTATATTCAGTTATAATGATGAGAAAAAGATAAATCCTATATTAAAAGATAGAATGTATAGGATAAATACTGATGGATATAAAAAACCAGATAAATGTGTTATTTCACAAAAATATTTGCTGCCAAAAATAATTAAAACTTTAAATTTCAAAGAAGGAGATATTATTATTCCGGATGAAACTATTGGTTATATTTCTGAAAACTTGGTTCAAGATGAAAAGGGTGTTAGAAACTTGAAAAGAGCATTGGAGATAATATATACAAAATTGAACTTGTATAGACTAATGAAAAAGGATAGCAAATTATTTGAAAAAGAAACCACAATCGAAGTTAGTTTTCCGTTTACTGTTACTATTGATATAGCTAAAAAATTAGTTAAAAAAGAGGATAAAAATGGCATACCATTTGGAATGTATTTATAATTGGTTTTATTATATAAAAATAATATATAATGAAACTGAAATTTAATGTAAAAAAAATAATAATGATTTTAGTAGTTTATTTAATATATATTGTATTTTTTAAAGGATATGTTCCTTTTTTTCCTACAATACCTGTTTATCCTAATAATAAAAAAGAAGTAGAAGTAGTAAAAGAATATATAAAAAACAGAACACCTAGTGATGTTAATTTTTTTCATTTAACTAATAAAACTGTATCAAGTGCTTTTAAACCACACGTAAATGAATCATTAAAAGAATTAAACAAAATAATAACATCTTCAAAAGTACAAGGTATTATATATGCTAATAAATATTTAATTAATAGATCAAGACCAGAACAAGTAGATAAAACAATAAAACCAATAGATACATCAACCGCTCAAACTCCTGCGTTTCCAGCAGGGCACGCATATCAAGCACAAGTATTATATAAACATTTATCAAAAAAATATCCAGAAAAAGAAGTCCTCTTTAAAAAATTAGCATATCGTTGTGATATTTGTAGAGTTCAAGCAGGTATTCATTATCCTTCTGATGGCGAATATTCTAGAAAATTAGTTGATTTATTTCATTAATAATATCTATTCTTAATATATATTATGGATGTGGATGATTTGTCAAAAGAAATAGGAAGATTAACAGAGGAAGCAAATAAAAAGAACCCATTTTCTCTAAGAAATAGTCCTATACCAGATATAGATTCTATCTCCAAAAAGTTAGGAACTGAAAAAGAGATTGAGGAGTTCTTAAATTCTGGTAAGCTTACTCAAGAACAGATAAAACAAATTACACAAATGGCGTGGCAAGTCACTAATGAAGCAGAGAAATTATATCCTGTTCTAATAAAGAACGATGATGATAAAAAAAAGGTATGGATAGAAAGTTTTAGACAAGTGCTTTTGAAAGGATTGCCAAAAACTGGTGGTAAGAAGAGAAGGAGAAAAACAAGTGTTCCAAAACGATACGTTCCAAAACAACTTTCAAAAAAAGATAAAAAGAAACAAGCAAGAGAATTGAAAAAATCGAGAGCAGCATACAAAAAAGGGAAATATCATACTAGAAAAAAAATGAAATCATTTAAATCAAAAGTATCACCACATATAATTAAGGCGCGTAAAATGTATAAAATAAATAAAATAAGACCAACCAGAAAATTAGCAAAAGCTTCCAAATGTAAATTAAAAGGATTGAAAAAAATGTTTCAGAAAGGACAAGGTGCTTATTTTTCAAGTGGTAGTAGACCAAATCAAACAGGTCATTCTTGGGGTTATGCTAGAATGGCAAGCGCTATAACAGGAGGAAAAGCATCAGCTGTAGATTTTAAAATAATTCAAGAAAACTGCAGTAAAAAAAGTAGAGCATATAAATTGGCTAAGAAAGCATATAAAAAATATAAAAAAGGAACACGAAGAGTTAAACAAGTAAAAATAGGAGGACGTAGAAGAAAAACATGTAGAAATTAATTATAAATAATAATCTTTATAATTAATATATGAGTAACAAAAATAAAAGAAAAAAAAATAAAAAGACGCGTAAAAAAATAGGTGGTGATGGCGAAAAAGGTTCTGATTGTTCGGTTTGTTTAGAGAATACAGCAACTAATCGTTTTTGTAAAAATAATCACTATTTTTGTGTAGAATGTATAAGAAAAATATTGAACCCAAATAGTAATAATAAAACTTGTCCATTATGTCGCGCACCATATATACCACATCACACAGACCCTGGAATGGGACAATGGAAAAAGGAAGATGGATATTTGGATATAAGCGTTCTATTTTATGATGGACCACCGATTCCATCGTATACGTATGGTGATTGTTGCACTGAATGTGAAAAACCTGGTTGTTGGGGGAGGCTTTGTGGAGAGACAGAAAACAAATGCAATCCTTGTATTAAAGATGAACTTGGACGTATTGTAGGTGTTGATAGGAATAAAAAATATCGATGTAAAAAAGAACGCTATACGCGAGGAGGTCGTCGCAAAAAAAAGACGCGTAAAAAAGGAGGAGTTAAAGTTACTAAATCGCCACGAAAAAAAACAGCAATAGAAATTCATAGAGAAAAATTAAATAATCCAGAATTCAGAAAAAGATTATTTGCTAATAAAGACACAAAAGTTAAAATATTTGAAAAAGCCGCCAGAAAAATACATGCGGAGAAAGTACAAAAAATGTTAGATGATTTTAAACGAGGATATGAGGAGAGATTTGGAAAACTAAATGAAGATGACAAGAAAATATTAGAAATATTGAAACAAAATATTAAGGACAAATCAAAAATAACTTTCCAGGATATAATAAATGTAAAAGAATATCGCTCGAAAAGTAAAGAAAATAACGCAAAAGCAAGATATATATATACAACATTCAAAGAAATGAAAAGAAGAAGTGATTTAATGAGTAGTGAAGCTAGAAAAAAAAGAGAAGGATTAAGAGTTTGGGATGAAAAAGAATCAATTACAGGAACTACCGGAGAAATCGAATTCTTGCAAAAAGAGGCAGAGGAGAGACATGGCGGACTAAAATACTTGCCACCAACAGAAGGACATCCATATGGAGTATTTCATAAAACTTCACCTTATGAAGGTAACTTAGGAAAAAAATCTCCAGTTGCATTTGTTGATACTACTGGAAAAAGTGATGTTGAAATGTCCACAGACGAATTTGATGAATATTCATTGAAGAGGGGTGGAAGAAGAAAGAAAAAAAGAAAAACAAGAAGAAGAAAAAGTAAAAGGAAAAATAAAACAAAAAAAAATAAAAGTACAAAGAAAATGGATAAAGATTTCAAACCAAATTTAACTCCTCGTCAAATGTTTACAATGGGTAGTTTTGGAGGAACTTATTGGAGACCTATCAAATCTAAGTTTCATAACACAACATTAAAAAACAAACACAAAAAGTATAGTTTTTTAAAAGGTATACCTGATAACCTAATGACAACACCATTTGATAAATATGATGTAAAATTAAATAAATACAAAAAGAAAGTAGGAACAACATTGAAGTTTTGGGAAAATAAAGGTTGGATGAGAGAAAGTCATCCATATGGTTGGGTTCAATGGTATTGTGACTATTATTCTGGTAAAAGAAGTGCTGATGATGAAAGGCAAATAAAAAGATGGCAACAATTAGCCGGACCCAATGGTAGATTTAGAAAATGGCTAGTTACGATGATATTGAAAAAAGGGGGTAAATGGGACGACCATTCAATTAGTCCAGCAATCAGACAAACACTACAACATTGGGGATATAAATTAACAAAAAAAGACTTTGAAAATGAAGTAAAAAATAGAAAAAAATAAGGAAAATATTTATAAATATTTTATTGATATTTATAAATGGCAGAAAATAAAGCTGTTGAAGTAAGAGAGGCTGAATTAACAAAAATTAATATTGTCGAGTTAAAATCAGTCGAAGATGAAACATCTCCTATTAAAGCAGAAGATGTAAAAGTAGTTGGAGAAAAAATTGTGAAAATGTTTCCAAATGGTGTAAATTTACAAAATTTGATTGAAGCTACAATTATAGTTCTTAAAGAAGTTTCAGAACTATACAAATTAAAACCACAACACAAAATTGACTTGATAGTAGATGTTTTGATATATACAATTGATAATACCGATGCGGGTTCTTTAGAAGCTCTAGATCCAATATTAAAACAATTAATACCTGGTGTTATTGACAATATGCTACAAGTTGATGAGGGAAAATTAGTATTACATAAGAAAAATATTGTTGAAAAATATTTGTGTTGTAAGAAATAATGTAACTAAGTATTATATGAAAGATTTAATATTAGCAGGTACGGCAGCATTAATTTGGTCTGTCTCTACATTAATAGACAAGAATTATTTATTAAAAAAATATAAACCTTACGAAATGTTTTTGTTTAGATCACCGATTTTTCTTATGTTTGGAATATTAACTAGTATATTAATAAACAATGATTTACAAGTTTATAATAAACTTACAACAAACGAAATATTCTATAATATTGGCAGTGTATTTTTTAATTTTATAGCATTGCTTATATTTTGGTATTTATTAACAAAAAATGATAGTTATTATACGTTGGGAACAATACAACCATTATATATATGTTTTGGTGTGTTATTATCATATCTTTTATTTAATGAAACAATGAATTACATGCAGTTTGTAGGGTTTTCAATGGTAATATTTGGAGTTATCGTTGTGAATTCATATAAAGAAAAATAAATTATATCATAAAACTCCAATCATATAAAGATTTAAATAAATGTTTACCTATTTTTAAAGGTTCAAGTTCCAAAGATTGTCTATTATAATTATGTTTCATACAACCTTCTATTGTCAATGAATCATCCCAAGCACCATCAAATGTTCCATGAACTTTATGAAGTTTTACAGTATAATAATCTTTTAATTGAAAATGTTTATTATATTCTACCATTCTTTTTCTGAAAAAATTATAAGGACTATGTTTATCATCTTTTTCTTTACCATTACCGGTTATAAAGTGTTTTTTACAACCTTCGTCTCCGTGTAAATCAATATACAAACAGCCATTTCCTTGTTTTTCAATATAATTGCGCAACATTTTAACCTCAGGGCATTTTGTTATATGCCATTGTCTATTACAATTATGTCCGTGTGATTGAGTATACCAATGACCTAAAGCCACGCCATCCGGATTAGCCAAAGGAAATATATGAAATGTAAATTTATTTATTAATTTATCTCTCATTTTAGTAGATCGGGGAGAGAAAAATGCCGAAATAAATCCTTCAAACATCCAAGAACCTATAGTTTCTCCGGGATGCTGCCTTACTATCATAAAGATATTCTTGTCTCCTTTTCCAAATTTCAATACTTCAATTTTATTTTTCAATGGACTTTCCCCCAAAATACTTTTTTTAACACATGAACGTTTAGATAATTTAGATGTTAATTTATAATTTCTAGAAAGACAATACGGAACATAATATGAAAAATATACCTTATTTTTCTTTGGTGTAAATTCCCAAGACAATGTATTATTTTTTAATTCTGTAGGATGCCTTGTAAAAGTCTTATGGTTATAAGTAAAAACAACGCTATGTCCTTTCCAATCATTATCGATATTAACAAGATTATCTATGATAAACTTGCATTTTTTACCTTTTGCGTTTTCAACTTTAAAGTAATACCAATTTTGATATTTTTTCTTTACACTTTTTGGATATGGATCTTTTTTGATTTCTAATGTAAATATATTTTTATCTTTTATTGTTTTTGTCTTTTTATGAATTATATTTCCACTATCAAAATTACAAGATATTTTGATTAGTGCCTTTTTTCTAGTTTTTCTTTTACGACCTCCACTGCTTCCACTTGAAGAAGCAATATCTTGAAAAACCCATCCTGCTTGTTGTAAAACTGATAAAGGATACCGAAGTACAGTTCTATCGCCTGTTCCACCGGTTCCCGAAGAAAATTCTCTTACATCCACTATTCCATCTCGTTCACTTATAATTTCCCAAAAACTTCCATCAGTCGGATTTTTTAATATCTTTCCAATATTATTATTTCTTCTTGAAAAAATTTGTCCTTTACCTCGTTTTCTACGTGTTTTACGACGCTTTCCTCCTTTAGCATTTAATCTAGGATTTTCTTCATACCTCCACCAATACATTTCATTAATCTCATCACACTCCACACCAGAAGCAGTAAAATTAGCGACCGTAATCTTATATTTTCCATTTTTTAAATCTTCAAATTCTATTGAACGAGGTTCTCCGTCCTCTTGAGAGTTGGGTATATCAAGTTCTAATTTACCTGTATCTTCTGTTCTTTCTTTGTTAAATTTTCTCAGATAAAAATAATTAGTATAACCGTGAGGTTTTTTATCTACCCTAGTTTTAATACATATTTCACCATCCCATTCATGTGAAAAATCATTTAATTTATATAATAAGTCTTCAAAACTACCAAAAGTTCTTGGCATTTAATTATATATTCATTAGATTATATAATTAAAACGGATTCATGTATTCACTATAAAATTTCAGAAACGCAATGGGATTAAAACATAATGAAGATACGCTAAAATGTTCTGCTCCAATTTTTCTATATTCTTCAACATCTTTCATAGAACGTATACCGCCACCTGCAATAATAGTACAACCTGGATAAAATTTCTTAATATATTGTATATTTCTTTTAGTATAAGGTTTCAATGAAGATCCTGATAATCCACCGTATTTTGTTGGCAAAGTATTAGAAAGATGAAATTGACGAAAGCCTTCATTATAATATCTATCAAAATCATCCTGATAATTTATAGGGGGTAATTTAATAATACACCAAGTACGTTTTTTATTTAAAAATACTTTTAAACCTTTATTAACCATATGTTTATCTGTATTTGGACAGCTGACATTTAATTCAATATCCATATCTTCAGGTATTTTATGAATGAGCGGTTTAATTTCGTGTTGATTCATAATGGCTATACTAATAATTTCACCTTTTTTATATGTTTTTATAGCGTAATCAATACCAGGATTTCTTAAACCGATTTTATTTACCCATCCATTAAAATGTGGAATATATCTTAAAGTTTTGAATATTTGTTTCCATTTACCTTTGCGTTCTTTTAATGTAAAACTACCGCGTATAGGGGTTGTGTTAGGTAAATTAATATAATTACCAAATGGGGGAGATATAAATAACATTAATAATATATATATATTTAAACGTTTATATGATTTTAAATATATAATGACTGCATTCTTTGAACTTGTAATATTTATTGTAGGTATTTATTTTATTGGTGCACTTTTTTTTAGAGTATGTAAAGAAGGAGATTATGATGATTATGATTAATCAAACATAGTTCCATAATTGATATTTAAGTTATACATTTGGTCGAATTTCAACGTAAATGAAAAATCATTATTATTTAAATCAACTATATCGCCATATTGATCCAAAATACGAATTCTCATTCTAGAGACAGTAACAGGTCCAAAATAATCTCGTTTAAAACCATATAATAAACCACCACTTTCATAATTAAAGTTAGTTACACGATTTTTCAATTTTGCTAATATACTAGTATCGTTAAAAGCAGATTCAGAAAAAGGTGAAATGATAGATTGCGAATGATTATTATTGAACATATCAACACATACATAAATATATGGAGTTCCTCTTGTATTACAAGTTGCTTCACAACAAAAACCTTCAGTACATTTATCAGTTACATCATCTTTACTAACATAATTATCTACAAAATTATATTGTTGTTTTCTAAACCCCAATAACCAACCCATATTTTTTTGTATATCTCTATTTACATCATCTAATAATCTAAAATCAAGATTAAACCTATACCAAATTGTATTTGTATCTGGCAATCCACCATCATCCGCATCTCTATTATCTTTGAAAAAACTAAATTTTCTGGTAGAACTATCATATTTACAAGCAATTCTAGCTAGTTCCCCATGAGAAAAAATTGATAAATTCATGTAATCGGCCAAACTTTCTCCTGTATAATTTCCTTCTTTTATTGTTATTATTTTTTTCTTATTTTGTGTAATTAAAGAATTTGATCCATCTTCAGCAGTTATAGGTTGGCCGTTTGCCGATTCAACATTATATATCTCAACCACAATTTCATTTGTTCTATTGAGAGCATTAAAAGTATAATATGTATTTTCTATTTCCGCTGTTTCTAAAGAAACGCCTATAACATTATTTATTGGTGCTGGTAAATTAAAAGTAAAATCACTAGAACGAGTATTATAATAATTATCTCTAAAAACAGTATTAATATTTAATAATTTACTAATTCTATCTGTTCTAATTGGATTAATTAATGACGTAAGTGATTTCTTATTATTTTTTTTAATTACTTGATGTTCGTTATTAAATGTTTCTGATTTTTCTAAATTGGGTGTAAAACTACTATCAGCCAGTTTATAATCTTGTTTTAATCCTTCAATCATTCTATCTAATGCTTTTGTTAAAAATTCTATTAAATCTCTTTTAAAATCGGGTGTGAATTCATTTTGAGTTTTTATGTTTTCAATAATCGTATTGTATTGGTCTTTGATTTTATTTTTATTTTTACAATCTTGTTCGGATATACCAAACAAATCCAATATTTCTTTATCGGTATAATTATTTAAATTCAATGTCGCTTCCATAATATATAAAGTTGAGAATATTTTAATTTATTAAATATATACATATACTAAATGGTAAAATTATTTAAAAATGGTGAAACTTTTTCCGCTAAAGAGTACACTGAGAAAAAAAGAAATAGACGAGTGTATTGTGATTTTGGAAATACAAATGAAGCGAGACATTTAGGTCAAACATATGCTAATGGTAAAATTAAATCAGCAATAAATCAATCAAGTTTATTAACATTAACAAAAGGTTATCATGATTATAATCAAGATGTTTTGAAAACTGCTTGTTTTTTTGATGGGGAATATGAAACCGAAAAATTTAATTATAAAGTTTGTACTGAAACAGAAGTTTCCAATACAGCAAAAAGTACTAATTATACGGGCGAACGATTAGTATCAATTGATAATAATACAATGACAGATAATGATACCAAATATGCTCATGTAGTTGAATATTCTGAAGTCAAAACTATTGATCCGGCAACATTAACGAAGGATAATAAAACAAATAAAAGAAAGATATTTATGCATCCTATATCTAATTTATCAAAAAAATAATTATACAACATAAGATATTGAAGTCCATCTTATTCGCGTTGGTTCTATAATATTTATTTCAGTATTTACTAATTCATTATCTCTTAAACATTTTAAAAGTAATTGCGATTTTGTTTCTTGAAATTGGAAACAATTATTAATACCGTTTCCTTTAACAAAATCATATATAGCAGTTGCTACAAAATTTTCTGGTATACGTTGATAAACTCTTACTTTATTATCAGCATTTATCAATACAAAAAATAAAAATAATAAATATAATATCTTCATTAAATTAATATTTAATTTAACTTTAAATATTAATAATTAAGCCTTTAGTAATTCAGTATAATTTTTCAATGATTTTTTAATCATATCTGCTCTTTCTTTTAAAGCAGCATCATTCGATTGTTTAACTTTTTCATCCAATTTTTTAATTTGTTCTTGGATGTCGCTCAATTTTTGACTATTTTCTTCTTTTTGTTTCTTCATTTTTTCTAATTTAGATTTTAATGCTACTGTCTGCATTTTAGCAGCTACAAGAGCTTGTTTATGTTGTTTATCTTGTTCTGCTTTTGCTGCTTCTCTTGCTTTTTTGTCTTCTTCTTTTTTCTTTTGGGCCTCTCTTTCTCTTGCTGCTTTTGCTGCAGCATCTGCCATTGCTTTTCTGGCTTTTTCTTGTTCCTTTTTCATTTTATCTTGTTCTGCTTTTAATT